TTTGCTTTTTCTTTGTCGTTTCTGAAACCTGAAATGTGACCAACACCTTCACTTAAAAAGTGTTCGTTAATTTGTTTTAATTCATCTGTAGAAGTTTCAATGCCCTCTTTTCTAATTTGCATTAGTTCTTGAGCCTTCATGTTATGCTTACTAATAAGTCTTGAAGTAGCCATAGCAGACACAAAAGGAATATCAGCCTTGTATAACTGTTTTAACATCTCTTTATTTGAATCAAATCTGTTAAAAATCTGACTTAATTTGTTTGCATTATCTAAAGAGATTCTTTTATTTCTCATTGGCTCATAAGCCTTTTTCAAAGTTGCTATCTGCATTTGAATAGCACCCTCGTTCATGGCTTGTGCCATTGTTTTTCTATATCTACTCATTAGTTATTTACCTTTGCTCCTGCTCTCCATTGATAACACGACCAGTACCTTGCTTTCCACTTCGGTCCTGGATTATCACAGTTGTGCCTAGCTCTGAAGCTTTTTCTTCTAGCTGGGTCGTCTCGTTTAATACTTAAACCTGTTGTGTCGCCAAACGATACTTTGACAACATTACCTTTATCATTTTTTACATAAACATAAAACTTTTTAGAACCACCTCTAATAGGGTCGTTTAATTTTACTGTCTTACCTTGATACTCAGCTTCGTAAATGCCTTCTTGTTCATGTTCAAAGATACATTCTTCGCATGATTTATCAATGTTTTCGTACTCTTTAAAAGTTTTCATTATAGTTTCTCTATCATTTTGGCAACAACCTCTGACAGTTTTGCCTTCCATTCTTCTTTGTATCGTTCCCTATATTTATTCATTGTAGACTCTGTACTTGCCCATTCTTTTACATCTTTTTCAGTAGGCTTTTCTCTTTCTCTGTCTAAGAAACCTTTTACTTTTTTGATAGGGTTTTCCTGACCTGGTGTCATATCAATTGTATGTTTTGTGTACTCTGGTGTACCAATCTCATAGACTTCACCATACATTTGTTTGTATTTCTTAGTATGAATACTTGGTTTAGTTTTAGCACCTTTATCACCTGGCGCTTGTTTGTTATCATTCTTTGTAGTATCTTTATTTTTAAAGTAATCAGCTCTCTTATTTTTAACATCTTTAGATAACTGTTTGTAATACTTTTTAGGTTGTGTTCCTTTTTTCTTCTTTACATCTCTATCTTGTGGCTGAGCGTCTAAATCTTCTTCTATCTCTGACACAGCTTCAAAACCATAATCAACATTTAAGTTGTGTTCTCTCATCTCTGCCTCTCTATCTGTTGTAGCAATAGGAATACAATCCCATATCCACGCTTTGTGTAAATTATTTTTATTATCTTCTATTACAATATAATTTGTACCTTTTCTGACAACTGTTCCCTCAAAGTCTTCTTTAACATAATCTACTTTGTCACCAATATTAAAAATTTGTTCTCTAATATAAAGGTCTCTAATCTGTTGTTGTTCAAACTCTTCTAAACTTGCAACTGGTTTTAAATTTTTAAGGTACATATAGTTAGCGGCTAAGTTCATACCTTTTCTAACTTGTTTCATAATACTATCTGCGTCAACACCTCTAGGTAAACCTTTTTTAAAATTGTTTAAATCACCTTTGGCAGCCGCAGCTCTCATTTTACTTGCACTCATACCTGTAGCTCCTTCAGCGTCAGGATCCCTTTCGCCGGCAGAAACTACTCTGATATTATCAAAGTCATACATACCATGTCTTGATGATACGCCATTGTATTTTTTTAATATAGTTTCAAACTCTCTAACTCTGTCTGAGCCTGCAACCATAGTTACATCTGTATAACCCTTTTTATATAACATGGTAGCAATATCTAACACCATGTTTGTCTGATTGATTTCTATGTTTCTTGCATGAGAAGGAAACATCTTTTTCATAATGTCTAATTTATCTCTAGGAGATAATGGATTCTTTTTAGGGTCATTACTTCTACTTAAAAATATTTTATAATCATTAGTTGGTAATGACTTAACTTTATTAATTAATTTTTCGTGACCAATTGTAGGCGGATTAAATCTACCAAATGCAAATGCAATAGATTTACCTTTTGCTTCATGCATTTCTAAATCATCAATCTCTTTGTCAGTTACTTTACCATCATCTAATATTTTTTTACACTTCTTGTAAAATTTTAAGTAATGATATTTTTCTAACATCTTATAAATTACTGCTTTAGGTAATCTGTTTTTGATACCGTACTTCCTTATTTCGTCTGGTGACATATCTCTATCAAACGCAGCTCTTCTTTCTGCGTCAATTGTATCACCTATTTTAATAATATCTTTAATACTATCTTCTATTTCTTCTAACTTATCATTGATTTTATCTTGTAAATTTAAAACATCATCTGCTGTTAAACCTTCTAGTTCTCTGTAATCAATAATGTCTCTTTTTAATTCACCTTTTACTACATCAATTTCTTGTACTTTCTTTTCAAAGTCTTTGATGTACAAACTAGGGTCGAAAGTAAAATCATCTGGTCTTTTGATAAACTTGTTATCTTCAATGTCAAATACAGCATCTGCTTTCTTTTCTTGGTCATTATAAGTTTTCATGTCCGTAATGAAGTAAAAGTTAATAGGGTGTTTTGTACCTGGTATTAATTTACCTTGAATATTATCTGGATTATTAGCAGACAAATACTTTTTAGACAATCTTAATCTTTCTTCTTCTCTTTTTTCAACTGGTACATCAAACAATACATTAATGTCTAAGTCTGCGTCATCTCTATATCTTTTTGTTAAGATAGAACCAATTAGTCCTGTTTTGACCACAGGATATTCTGTTTCAAACTCTTCAATCTGTTTATCAATTAACGCTTTTACATTAGCCTTAATTTTAGGATTGTTTGTATCAGCGTCATCAAATACACCTTTAGCGTAAGTTCTTCTAGGTATATCAATAACTGCTTCTAAAAAAGTTTTCATCTTCTTTTTAATCTTCTTTCTGTAGCCATCCATCTCTTTGCTGTGTATGACTTAATTTTATTACTTAGTAATCTTCTTACTGATTTGTCAACTTTGTTCATAACCATTGTAGTAAGTTCTCTGTCATCTTTACTATTATCAATAATAATCATGTTACTCATACCAAATGTATTTTGAAACTTACCGATATTTGATTGTACTTGTGTCCATGATTTTCTTGTGATATATTCTGGTACACTTCTTTCTCTTTTTGCGTTTCGTTCTAATGCAACTTCTAAACTAGTATTTACAAAGACCATGTAGGTATCGTAACCTAATTGTTTTAACATATCATTTTGAATTTTAATTTTATCATAGTCTCTACCTGTACCATCAATAACTAAACCCAATCTACCTTTTAATGATAAATCTAAAGTATTATCTGTTACACCTTTTGCTCTTGCTCTTAATATATCTCTAGCTTCTGCCTCATCTTCAGGCATTTTTAAAGATAGACCATGTTTTCTTAATGCACTTTCAAAAGCATTGTCTGAATTAATTACTCTTAAACCTGTGCCACCAAATGCACCTCTTGTAACAAATGTTTTACCAGAACCTGGACCACCTGCTAAAAAGAATGCTTTAAAAATATTAGGGTCATATAACCCCTCTTTTAATTCTTGAAATCTTATGTCATCAAATTGTTTCATTTATTATCCTTGTGGTTCTCTAGGCAAATCTACTAAAATACCTTCACCAAATACAGATAATTCGTGTGAACCTGAATTTGTTGCACATTGAAATTGTATGTCTGTTTTTTCATTATATTTAAATGGTATTCTTCTTTGAATATTCATATTGTTAAAAAATGTAGTTCTTGCCGTGTTGTATTGTTGGCCTGAAGCATTAACTGTAAAGTTTCTAAAGATAGCAGGTTTAGCAGCTGCACTATCATTTGAAAATGCGTCAATACGATATAAGAAAAAACATTTATTTGCTGGTACTGTAAAAATACTTGCTTGATTTCTACCATCGCCTGCTCTAATACCAGCATACTTAACAGTTTTACCTGTATTTTGTACTGTAATTAATCCTACATTAGTTTCACCAGATGTAAGTATTACATCATTAATTCTAAAGAAAGTTATATTAGTGTTTATATCGCCACCACCATTAATAGTAACTGTATCTGTAATTTCTGCATAGTTAGCGTCAAGCCCTTTTATCAATAAAGATTTACCGTCATCACTAGCACTTGCTGATGTAACAGTCATTGTAATTGCTGAAGTAGGAAAAACATAGTTTGTATTTGCAAATTCCCATAATGCTCTTAAAGTTGTATCACCTGAAACTTGATAACCAAAAATGTTTCTAACTTCAGAACCTTGAATAAGTCCTCTACTAACTTGTAAATTTTGTTCTGTTAAATATCCT